ATGGCGAAGATCGTGATCAATACCCTGTCACGGGTCGGCGCATCCGACCTGACTTTGAGCCCAGATGGAATCGACGCGCTAAGGGACAAATTCGGTGTCACCCTGCCATCGGACTATTTCACCCGCGATCGTCGCGACGACCCGATGCTGCTATGGCTGCTCGAATCATATCCCACTGAGGCGGAGTATATGAGCGATGATGCATACGAAGTCGAGCAACTGTGCCTGGAGGACATGTTTGAATCTGAATCCGCCGGTTTGCGTATCGTCCAAGTCCGAGACCACTGGCTGATAGAAGATGATGGCGAGGGCGGCGAATATGTCGTCACATCGGACACTCCGATTGAGATAGTTTGATACTAAAAAACAGCCCCGCTTCCGCGATCTACGGAAACGGGGCTTACTTTTAGGTCTGCATCAGACCTTGCGGCTTGGATTGTAGGCGACACCGAATCCGGCGGCCAATAGTCCAGCGCAGGTGGCGATTGTGGCTCCGAGTGTCTCGTAGTGGTAGGCGAGGCACACGACACTGACGATCTGCGCGATCAGGCATACCACGTAGATGATCGTCCGCACAGTCGGGTCGAATACCGGACGGTAAGGATCCGCGCCTCCACCGGGCAGGCTGTCTGGTAGCGGCTGGTCCGCGTCGTCGTAGGTGTGGCTGGTGTCGTCAATGGTCTCGTTGCTCATGGTCTCACCATCCCATCTTGCGGTTGACGATGGCCTGCACGGCCGCATAATTCGCTCCCAGACGGCGCTGGCGCTCCGCACCGTTACCATATTCGCCACGGATGACCGCATCCGCGAGCGCGTTGAGGTCGACGTTCGGGCTGGGGGTGGATGCGCCGAGGAGCTGGTTGACTCGGGTCTGGACGGCGTTCGCGTCGTATCCGGCGTTCTTGAGGCGTGTCATGCGGTCGTTGCCGTTGCCCCACTGGCCGGCGATGACCTCGCGTGCGACTGTCTCGACGCTCTTCTTCGCGGGCGTGGACGGCTTGGCCGGGGCAGACGCGGCGGGTTTGCTGCCGGTCATCTTGTCGTACCATTCCTGGGCGCGGCGCATGTAGGCGTCACGCTGGCTGCCGGCGATGGATGCGGGGCATTCGGTGGCGGAGAAATCCTTGTGATAGAAGACATTGCGCCCGTATTCAGGTCGGCCGAGACCGTAGAATTTGCAGACGGCGGCGGTCAGGTGGGCCCCGTTGTCGAGGCAGGCGTCCGCGATTCGCCACGGGTTTGTGGAGATGTCGGCGTGTTCGATGCCGATGCTCGTGGTGTTAGCTTCCCAGTTGCCGGCGTGCCATGCGGTGTCCGAGTCCCATACGTGCTGGCTGATGACGCCATTGGAGTCGACCTGGTAGTGCGCGGATGCCTGACGGGTCTGCCATACGTTGTAGCAGCCCTGTCCGGTGAGGTTGCCGCCGTTGTGGTGCAGGACGACCTTGTCGATCTTCCGGCCGTCACGGCCTCCGGTGAAATGCTTGTCGAGGATAAGGTTGATGTCCGCCTCGAGCTTGTCCCAATTCTTCATGGGTTTTCCTTTCTGATATGGGAAGAGCCACAACACACCGTTGTGGCTCTTGTGGTTGGGTATGCCTCAAATGGGGCACAATCATTTGTTGCTCTCGGAGTTGAGCTCGTCAGGGGAGTATGAGGGCATTGTCTGTACCTCGCGGTTGAGTTCGCTGCCGGTGCCGTTGCCACCGAGCGAGTGGTACGCGTCATAAATGCGTTGCACCACACGTTTCTCGTTCGGTGTCGCCCACCCACGATGCAAGTAGCGTTCGTGCTTGTCGGCGATACGCAGATACGCGAGCTCGATGACCGCGGCACGCAGGATCCGTTGCGTGGCGCGTAGCGCATCCACCTGCGAGCGCAGTTCAGTCACCCGTCGGTCGAGCTCGTCGAACCGTTCGTCATGGACGACGATTGGGTGCTTCGACTCCCATCGGGTGAGCATGGTTTTGGCGATGAGGTAGATGATGCCGTTTGATCCGAGGATTGTCGCGACCATCGTCAGCACCTCGACGCTCAGGAATTTCATGCATACCTCCATCGACGATTACTTGGGGTAGGTGTCTCCTGCGAACCATGGGTGTGGGATTTGTCCGCTCTCGACGAGGCCCGTCAACCGCTACCAGTCGGTGGTTGTATAGCAGCCGTGTTCGAGGGGTTCGACCCATGCGGTTTCCGGCGGCCCACCCAGTTCGAGAACCGGATTGACCTCTGTGCCTGAACCGTTCACGAGCCATGCGAGCCAATCCTCGCCACGTGCGCATTGCGTGCCACCACGGTATACTTTGAGTGATGCCGTATCCGATTTGCGATAACGCAGATAGTAGACGCATGGATTCGCCGTATACCATTCCTTTGTCTCGCCTTGCACGGTGATGGATCTGGCGAATGTCCCCCACCGCTGGCCCTGCAGTGTGACACGCCATACCCCATTGGTCTGTTGTGTGGCCTCGGTCTTATATACCCGTGGATTACGTATTACGTGTGGGTCCGTGACAAGATTCTGGATCCGACTGTTCATGCCGCCACCCCCAATCGGGTGGCGGACTCGCGGCTTACGAATAGTATTCGTCGAAACGTTCTATTACATGGCATTCGTTCATTTCGTCGCTCATCATGAGCGCGAGACGCTGGAGTGTGTATGATCCGGAGGTCACGTTGAGCACTAATGGTCCGCGGCCCGAACCGGCCTTGGCTGAATCCAATCGGTAGCCGGCCCTGAATTGCACCGGCGTGATCTCGACCGGCCCCGACACCAATCCATTCACCCATACACGCAGCGACGTTTGTGTATTTGCGGTCACTCCCTGCACATAGAGGCTGATTGGCACACCCTCCTGCAACGCATCCGAGTCCAAGGAGATGGAGAGTTCCACACGCGTGTCGATCACCAAACCCGGTTTGGGGTTGATCGCATAATTCTTGCAGCCGCGCACTTGCTGGCCGTTTGTGAGCGTGATGAGGCGGCTCATGCGACCACCTCCAGCTCCAGATGGTGGCGAGCAGCCAGAATGGCAAACCACTCAGCGGGGGGGGGGGGTGTCTATACGGCTGTCACCGTCGAACCATGCGATGCCAGCGTCGAGCATACGCTGCCAGTCGTCGTCAGTCATCACAAACAGCCTGCGCACCCAAATTGCGCACCCGGTGGTTGGTCCGACCATGACACGGAATTCCAATTCCCCATCCTCAGGCAGCGTGTTTGGTGGGGTGACCACGCGCCCCGTCTGACCGTCCCATATGGCCGGCGTTAATTCAGTGCGTGGCGGCACAACTACACGTAGCAATTTCGTGGGTGCCGCGCCCTGTGGGGCGGACACCTCCACGCCGAAACGATATTGGCCGGCCGGCAACGATACTTGCGTATACACGTACGAGTCCGCGTTGTCCGCGTTGTTGGTCAAATGCAGACGATTCCCATCGAGCATCTGCACGCGGACGTCTCTGCTTGACGGGACCACCCAATCTGACGTATCCGTCGGTTTCGGGTCGGGCAGAAGATTGCGGATGTCATTCATGGTGGGCCTCCTGCAGTTGTGTTTTGAGCGCGTTGATCTGTGCGGTGTACATCGCGATCTGGATGGCCTGCGTTTTGATCTGTTCGGCCAGATTGTTGATTACGGTGTACGGGTCGAGGCCCTGCGGCTCATCGTTCATTGTTGTTCCTTTCTTCGGGCATGAATTGTTGGTAAAACTGTTCCTGCGCCTGATTGAGCGCCGCGGCCGCCGTACTGTCTTCCGCGATCGCCATGTCGAACATTGCGGCGACGCTGGTGGCGGTGCTGCGTTTGCTGCGTGCCCGTGCCGGCCGTGTGGTTGTGGTGGCTCCGAGCGCGCTCAGTGTGCGTTGCTGTGCGGCGGTGAGTGGGTCATTGAGGGACGCCTCGTCGGCGGTCAGCACCATGGTGGGGGCGGCGGTATCCGAGAGTGCCGCGTCCAATGCCTCGTAGGCGATGGTCCACGGGTTGCGCCCGTCCTCATCGACCTGTTCGGGGGTGGTGGCGGAATCCAGCATGATCTGGATCGTCTGACCGGGGGATTGCGATCCGAGTAGTTCACCCCACGCGGCGAGCGCGTCATACGTGGTGTGCAGCACCTGCCCCATGTCCGTGGGCGCACCCTCCGCCTGTTCGCCCTCATAAGGGATGGTGACCATGATCTGCGTGGCACCGAACTCAGTGTCCATTGGGTTCTCCTTTTCATGAGCTGATGAGATAGCTGAGGGTGACGAGGTTGTATCTGACCGCGTTTGATTCATCGAACAGCACGGCGTATTGGGTGGTGTTGACCATCACATGGCGTGGCATGGCGCGCACGATCACTTGGAATGAGCCGCTTTTCTCATTGCACGTGCTGGCCGACCAGTAGCAGCCGGGCTTATCCGAGTCGAGGCTGACCATGGATTTGTATCGTCCGTAGGCGGGTGGCGTGACTCCGAATGTGTGAGTGATCTTGGCGTATTCCTTGAGGGTATTTGATGAGTTTTCGCTCCAGCTGGCGACGAATGTCGCACGGCCGTCCATACCGCCGAGGTACCCACCCAAATGCAGTATCCCTGTTTGACTGTTGGCCAGTATGCCAACTGGTTTTTTGTTATCGACGCTGGCTGACATTTGTAACCATGTGGCCCCGTTGTTCTGTGCGTCGTCCGCTCGGACAAGGAGCTGTGCCCACGCGTTTGGTTTACGCGCGGCGATCTCTGCTCTACTGCCGTCGCCGCTGGTCTGTGACAACGAAAATGAGCTGCGCCATTCACGTCGGCTGGTATCCGGGCTTTTGTGCAGGTAATCGCAGTTTGCGGTCATGTAGACGCTCGCCATCTCGGTTTTTGTCGACGCGTTGCGTGTTTGGCCGATGCGCATGAACGACCCGAACCCGGTTCCCGCACCGGCCGACCCATCGGTGCGCATACCGCCATTGATGGTGATCGTGGAGATCGCCCCATACAATGAATCATTTGATTCGGTGGCGATATACGGTGCCATCGCGTAGGTGCCCGACAAGGGGAATGAGATGCCTGAGCCGGTTTGGTATTGGTCGCTGCCGATGGTTGTTGTGCTGAATTTGGGGCTGATGACGATGCGGTCGCCACTGAGCGCGGTCTGCAATGTGCCGACAAGGATGTTCTCATTGCCTTCGCCGTCCAGGTGCACGGTTTTGTCACCATTGGCGTTCCACATGTCGAGTGCGCCGTCACGTAGCTTGAAGCCCTTGTTGTCCTCCGTATGGGATTGGAACACAGCGCCGGTGAACACATAGCCGACGAACTGGCCCGACTTGATCTTGTCGCTGGTGATCGTGCCGGACGCGATCTTGTCCGCCGTGATCGCGAGCGCGGCGATCTTCTCTGCCGTGATGGCGTTCGCGGCGATCTTGTCGGCGTTCACCGCGAGCGCCGCGATCTTGGTGGCGGTGACCGCATTCGCGGAGATTTTCTCCGACGTGATGGCGTTGGCCGCGATCTTCTCCACCGTTATCGCGTTGGCGGCGATCTTGTCTGCGACGACGCTCCCGGCTTTGATTTTGTCGGCCGTCACCGCGTTGGCCGCGATCTTGTCAGCGTTGACCGCGTTCGCGGCCAGTTTATCGGTCGTGATGGCGAGTGCCTTGATCTTCTCGGCCGTCACCGCGTTCGCGGCGAGGAGGTCGGTGCTGATGCTGCCGGTCACGGCGAGGGAGTCGAGGAACAGATAGTAGGAGGTGAATCGTGTGCCGTTCCATACGAGGGTTTCCTCGACCTCGTCAGCGTGTATGACGAGCACGCTCACGGAATCGTTGGGGGTGCCGAGCCAGTATGTTTCCGGGGACTTGGTGCTGGTGCGCCGCCACACGTCGCCCGGTGTGAGGTTGTCGTGCAATGGTTCGTCGGGTTGCGTGTAGACGGTGCTTTTCGAGTCGGCCGTGGTCTGCGCGCCAGCGGCTGCGGCCGCGGCGCTGACGGCTTTCGCGTCGGCGTTGGCGGCGTCCTTTTTGGCTTGTGCCGCCGTGGCCTGAGCTGTGTCGGCCGCCTGCTGCGCCTCCCAGGCTTCGGTGATGTCCTGCAGACGGAAATCGTCCACGTACATGTCGACCGGCTGATTGTATGCGAGACGTGCGCGCAGCAAGGGCGTGCTGCTGGTGGCGACCAGATCGCAACTGGAGTACGCCCACCCGTCGCCCGTGGTGGCGCGTATCTCGGTTTTCGCGTTGGTGTCGGCCCAGTTTTTTCCGTCTGTGGAGTATTGCAGGCGCAGGCCACCGGCGGACGCCGTGCCCATGTTGATGAGTTTGTACCAGATGCTCAACCGGTAGCGGCGGTCGGTGACCGCGCGCACAGCCTGGGTGCCGATGAGCTCCTTGGTGCCCAGTCCACGGTTGAGGTAGGCTCGGCGCGACCCGGAGTGCGCGAACTGAGAGGTTTCGACAAACGCCGCCCCGGCCACGTTCGTCGCCCAATAGTCCGTGCCGTGCTCGAAACCGCTGTTGGGTTGCAGGTCGGCGGCCTGCTGCATGAGGATGTTCGCCGCGGTCTGCGCACTGGTCGCCGCCTGTTGGGCACTAGCCGCGGTCGCATTGGCCTGTGTGGCCACGCTGGACGCGTTGCCCGCGGTTGTCTTCGCGTCCGCCGCGTCGGTCTTGGCTGCCTCGGCGGCCTTTTTGGCGGTGTCGGCCGTGGTGGCGGCGTTCGTCGCTGTGGTGATCGCGTCACGCGCCGCGGTCTCGGCCGCCTGCGTCGCCTTGTACGCGCTCGATGTCTGCACTGGGGTCCACGAGAATTGCCCGTTGGAATAGTCGATACGGCTCGACGTGTATAGGCTTTTCTGCCCGTCATACGCCGGTTCGTTTGTCGACCATGGGGAGCCCGGAGTTTTCACCGTCGGGGTCTCGGGCTTGGACAGGGTGAGCGCATACCAGTTGGTGATCGCAGTCACCGAGATACCGGCCGCTCCCGGAGCGCCGTCTTTGCCGGGCGTGCCGGCCGCTCCCGGAGCGCCGGGCACACCCTGCGGGCCGGCCTCACCGGTGATGACCGCCGGCGTGGAATACTCGACCGACCCGTCACCATGCACGATACGTGTGCGGATCCACGCATACTCGCCGTCGCCCACGGTGGGGGTGTGGGTGCTCCACACCAATTCGAGCACACTCACGCTGTTGTTTGGTTCGCCCTCCCACCATGTGCGTACCTCCGCCGGCGGTGTCTCTCGGCTATTGTTGACGGCGTATTCGATGGTTGAGGAGACCACGGTCTGTGCGGCTGAGTTCGCGGCCGATTGCGCGGCCTTGTTCGCCACATCCACCGCCGAAGCCGCCGCATCCACGGCGGTACCAGCGGTGGATACTGCGGCCCCGGCCTGCTGTGCGGCGGAGTTCGCTGCCGATACCGCGGCCCCGGCCTGTTGTGCGGCGTTGGCGGCCTGCTGTTTCGCGTTCGCCACATCGGTCTTCACCGTAGACAATTCCTGGTTCGCTGTGGCCAAAGCGCTCTTGTTCGTGGCGATATCGGTTTTCGCGGTTGCGAGCTCGGTCTGAGTCTGGCCCAGGGTCTTGTTGGTCTCCTTGAGCGCCGCGCTCGTTTCCGTGAGCTCGCTCTTCGCGGCCGTAATCGCGCTCTTGTTCGTGGCGATATCGGTTTTCGCGGTCGTGAGCTCGGTCTGGGTCTGGCTGATTTCCCGGTTCGCGGCCGCCAATGCATCCGTGTTGGCCTTGATGCTGCTTTTCGCGGAGGCCAGATCTGTTTTCACGCCGTCGAGCTCTGTGTTCGCGGTGGCCAACGCGGTTTTGTTCGCCGCGATGTCCGTTTTCGCGTCGGCCACGTCATCCTTAACCTCGGCCAGTTCCTTGTTGGTCTGGTCGAGAACCTGCTTGTTCGCGGCGATGGTCTGATTGATCTGGTCGAGATCTTCGGAGGAGACTGCGCCATGGCAGGTGACCTGTGCCGGTGTGCTCCAATCGCTGCGGTTGCCGGCATGGTCGACGGCGCGCAACGCGTAATAGCGGGTGTCGCCGTCGGAGAGGGTGGTGTCGAGATAGTCCCCGGCCCCGGACTGGGTAGCCGCGATCACGGCGATGTTGTTGGCACCGGTGCCGCGCCCGACCTCCACATGGTCGAAATCCAGCTCCATGCGACCACCATCGGCGGTGTTGCCGTCCCAGTGGATGGTGACGATGCCGGTCTCGCTGGCCAGCTGCGGTGTGGACGGTACGCTCGGCGGCGTCACATCCTGTGCGACATCGACAAACGTCACCGCCGACCAGTCGCCAAGCTTGTCGCTGTAGGTGGGGACCGCACGCACACGCACCTGGATTGTGGTACCGCAGTCGAGATTGCCCCAGCTCAATGTGGTGTTGGTGGTCACGCCGGCACTGCGCCACGCCTCCCCGGCGGTGTTGGGACGCCATTCAACCCGGTACGAGTCGATCTCGATGCTGGTGTGGTTGGTCGCCTGCGTGACCCCGGCCCATTGCGCGGTGGCGAGCCCGCGCGCGTACCCGTTCGCGTCCAGATACGCGTCGGTCTGCACCACAAGCCCGGTCGGAGCCATCGGGACACGATGGTCCTTTTCCGGTGCCGGTGCGGCCCCTGACGCGCCTCCGGCGACCGCACCGCCAGTGATGCCCTGGATGCGTTTCGCCTGCCGGGTCTGCGCATCATACAACCGGTCGTTGAGCATGAGCGCGCATTTGACACCACCATCATTGCGGTTGGACAGTTCGACGCGCTGCACCCGCACCTTCTCGCCATGGGTGACGGTGGGCGCGGTGATCCAATCGCCCGGACGGTAGTCGACCAACGGCAGGTGCTCGATGCCCGTGGTGAGGATCTGGCGCGTGTACTGGCCGCGCACACGGGCAGCAGCCGCGAGCTGCGTCTGCATCATCAACTGGGCGGTGTCCTTGTTGGACACGCCACCCTGCGACGAATACAGTTCCCATTTGCACAACGGGGTGGGGGCGGCGGGGTTCTCCTGTGTGAACACCAGGCCATCGTCGCCGCGGATGAGGATGTTGCCGGCGAGCCCCTCGATGGTTTCCTCCTCGGGGGATTCCAATCCGGTCGCCAACGGGATGCGCACACGGGCGCTCAGGTCCCGGCACAATGCGGTCGAATCGGCGTTCCACATTTTGAGCATGCGTCCGTCGGTACGCCAATCGCACATGCCGTTCGCGCTCAGATTGTCGATGACCGTGTACAGGTCGATGCCGGCATCGTAGTAGAGCGTCATCTTGTACGCCCATGTGTCGCCGTTCGTGTCGCGTGCGCTGTTGAATCCGGCCGGCATGACGGTGGCCGCGCCGCCCCGCGTACGGTTCTCGTCGAGCAGCGTGTGCACGATCATGCCCGATGTCGCCGAATAGAACGGGCGTTTGCCATTGTTGCCAGTATCGGTAAGCAACGCACGCATGTTCAGGTTGAGGATTTTCTTCGTCAGCCAGATCCACGTCATGCAGTTGAGCGTGACCGTATCCGTATGGTCTTTGGCGTCCCGGGAGCGGGAGACGAGCAGGAACCGGCAATTGTACGGTTCCACCCATGTACCGTCATGTGTGGCGACCTCCATGCCGATCTCGAGGCCCTGCTCCAACCCACGTTTGAGGATGTCCCCGTTGAGCGCAACACGCGGGTAGGTCATCGACAGGGTGCCCGCGTCATTGTGCTGCACGCTCGCCGACCACGAGCTCGGCTGCAGGAACCCTTGGAACACCCCGGCACTGTCATACGCCTTGAACCGTACATGCAGGTCGCTCATATTATCACCACCACGATTTGTAATATCTGACATAGGTTTGTTGCCCTGCAGGCACGCCATGCGTGGTCAGGGTCACACGGTATTTGCCGGCCGCGTCCGGCCAGATCTGCAATGGTCCATTCGCACCGTAGTCGAGGCCGGCCGTCACGTCCGCGCCACCGGTCCATGCGGTGGCGTTGCCACTGGTCCATGCATGCAGACGTTTTGGATCCACATACAGGTAGCCGCTCGTCGTCGTGCCGGACCATGCGATGCTCGTGCCGCTGGTCGGGTCGGTGAGCGTCATCGCGTCCACGCCCTTCGGCACACGGATGATCATGTCATCGATCGGCGCGTCGGACTGGTAGCCATCCGGATACCCGTCCGGCGCGAGCACGCTCACGCTGTTGTTCGGTTCACCCTCCCACCATGTGGCCGGGCCGGGTATGGCAGAGGCATCCAACAGCACGCCATCGTCGGGCAGGGCGGTCAGGGTCGGGTCAGGGGCACGCCAGAACGGGCTCGTCATGGAGAACACCGCCGTGTACCGCGTATACCTGCCGAGCGTTGTGTCGTCCGCAGTCAGACTGGCCAGCACGACCTCGGCGCACCGGTCCATGAGCTGGTCCGGCATGCGACGGGTCAGGATCAGATGCGGCATGGTGAGCAGGCGCAGCACGCGCCGCGTCTGCGCCCACCCATCACTGCCCGCGCACCCGATTTTCATGGTAAGCGTGCGCTGGCCGACCACGGGAGGGAGGGGAGGCACGGTGATGCCGTGCACGCCGGGCACCGTGACCACGTCCACGACCGGGCTGATGGGGGAGAGCCAATCGGACCCGTGCTCGATGACGCAATTGCCGTCGTCCAATACCACGCCGTTGATCAGATACATGCCACACCTCCCTTATGCGTCCTGGAACCTGTGGTCGGAATCATCGGCGGACTTCAACGGCCATGGTTGGGCGACCGGATTGTTGATCGTCTGGTAGATCGTCGTCGACCCAGCCGCCTTGCCATCATCGCCCTGCGGTGGCTCATACGGACGCCAACCGCCCGTATTGACGCCGGGCATTCCCATTCCGTTGAGGCGTGCCTCCACACCGAAATCGAGGCCTTTGCCGATGACCATGCCGGTCATCTCGTCCATCGCCTTGCCGACTCGTGAGGCGGCGTCGTCGATACCGATGGCGAGCCCCTCGTCCAGCCACTGGCCGTACTGCTTGAATATGCGCGATGGGCTGCCGATGCCGAGCACGCCCTTGGCCCAGCTCAGCACGTTCGAGCCGAGCGAGCAGATCTTGTCACGCACCCAGCCGAACATGTCACCGATACCATTGATCAGTCCTTGGATGAGGTTTCTGCCGGTGTCGCGCAACCATTCGCCGGCACCCCTGAGCGCGCCGAACACAGTGTCCTTGATGCTGCGAACCTTGTCGCCGATGAACCCGACCGCACTGCCGACCGCGTTCCGCATACCATTCCAGATGCCTGAGAAGAAACTGCTGATGCTGTTCCAGACACTCGTCCACGTGGACCGGATCGCATTGACCGCGTTCGTGATCGTGCTGCGGATCCCGTTGATGACCGGGGTGAAGAACGCGACGATACCGTTCCACACCGTCTGGAAGAAACTCGAGATCGCGCCCCACACGGAATCCCATGTCGCTTTGACCGCGTTGACGACCGTGGTGATCGTGTTCGAGATGCCCTCGATGATAGGCGTGAAGAACGCGACAATGCCGTTCCAGATGCTCTGGAAGAACCCGCTGACCGCGGTCCATACCGTGTTCCACGTCTCCGAGATGAACGTGCACACGGTCGTGATCGTGTCAGAAATGCCCTGAATGACCGGGGTGAAGAACGCGACGATCGCATTCCACACCGTCTCCCACACGGCCTTGATACCGTTCCAGATGGTCACGAACACGGCCGCGACGACGATGAAGCAGTTCTTGATGAACTCACCAATCGGCATGATGACGTTCTGCACATATGCCTGGATGAAACCCCAGACGGCCTCGAACACCGTTTTGACACCATTCCACACCGTGTTCCACACGGAGGATACGCCGTCCCAAATGCCGGTGAAGAAACTCGAGATGCCACCCCACACGGATTGCGCGACGGAACTGATACCCTCCCACAATCCGGAGAAGAAGCTCGAGAGTCCCTCCCAGGCGGCCTTGCCTACCTCGCAGATCTTCTGCCACGCATCACCCAGCCACGACGTGAACGCAGCCCACGCCTTGCGCCCGACCTCCGTTTGGGTAAAAAACCAGACGAGCGCGGCGACCACCGCCGCGATGGCGGTGATTATCGCGCCAATGGGGTTGGCGGCGATGATTGCATTGAATGCGCCCTGTACCGCGGTTGCGGCCTTGGTGGCCGCGCTCCATGCGGTCTGCGCGTTCTTGACGATGTTGAGCTGTCCGCCCATCTGCTTGAGCATTTGCACCGGTCCGCCCAGATCCATCATGAGCTGGATGCCGTTGCTGACGCCTTTCGCGGCTCCGGTGACGGTGTCCATCGTGCCTTTGAGCACCTGTAATCCGTTGTTGAGAGCCTGATACCCCTTGACACCGGCGAACGCCGTCCCGATTGTACCCAATGCGGCGACGATGACGCCGGGGTTCCGGCTGAACCAGCCGAGTACATCGTCGAGTACTTGCAATACCGGTTTGATCAGGTCAGCGATGGTTTTGAACGCGTCACCGACCGTCTGGCCGAACGATTGCGCGCCTCCGGCGGCACCGGTCATCCGCCCGATCGCGTCGATGACGGATCCAAACACGTCCGTGGCACTGTTGATCACGTCCAATACGACGCCGAACACGTCTATCCACGCATCGAACACACCGGTGTCAGCGAACGACCG